GCCATCCGAGCCGTCTCCAAAGCCAGAAAAGAACTCCACCGGGAGTTTGCTAGGCACAGGTGAGTTTGTTGCAACGCGGGATGAGTTGATGGGGTGGATTCAGGAGGAGTCAGAGCGCAGGATGGACAATCTGGCTAGGCACATCCTCGCAAAGCCCACAAAATTGGCTCGTAGGCGGTTTCTAGAGGAATTTGAGGGTAGACATGGGCAGGATGTTACGGACGCCCTGAAGGCCAAAATTTTAGCCCTGGTTCAGAAATAGCCCGACCTCTGCCTTGCGGCGGCGCACCAGACCGGGCGTGACCTTTCCACCGCTGTTGACGTACTGCATAAAGCCGTCGGCAATTGTTTCTGGCGACTCGTTTCTAAGTATGCGCTGACGCAGGGTAGACCTTTGGAATCCACCCACGCCTATGTTAAAGGCCAGAGCGATGCAAGCGTCGAAGAGCGGCTGATTACCAACAAGATTAGGAGCAAGTCGAAGAACGCCACGCTCAAAAGAAACGAGATCAGCAACGAAAATTTTCTCCAGTTCGTCGCGCGACCAAATTCTGTTGTCCTCTTCTTTGAGCGGAAATTCATTTCGTATCATCCCCGTATATCCGTCCTTACGCACAATTGGCAGTTTTAATTGCTCGTTATACATAAGGTGGCCCCAACCCACGGTCCAGCAAAAGGCCGTACATTTATACGGCTTGTTTCTGTACCCCTCAAACTCATGCATCAGGTGAATACCGCGCTCGGACGTTCTCACTTCTTAGACCATCCCCTGCTGCCAAACCAAAATCCAATGATACCACCGAGCATTGCCATCTCGTCCTCGGAGAAGATCAGGTCGGTAGCGGCGATGAACTGGTCCACGGTCAGGGTTCCTAGTCCTTGCTTAAACAGCAGGAAGTAGACCAGACCCATGTTGATCAGCACAAGTTCAAGAACAAAAATGTAAGTAACAGTAGGCCGGACGGTTGCCACATAGTTGACCGCCCACTTGCTTGCCTTATCCAAGACTTTAGCGTCGTGCTGAAGTGCTGCTTCGGTCATCTTTGCTTCCGACTGCATGGCAACCTGATCGGTGCGGATTTCCTCGATCTTGGCCTGCGCTGCAAAACCCTGCGCTGCTAGTTGCAACTGCATTTCATTTTGCAGTCTAGCAAGGGCGATTTCGTGTGCTTGGTCTGACTTGTTCTGAAAAAAGTCTAAGACTTTCGGTAAGCCAGAGATTAACAACCCGCCAAGGGTAGAGATTAAGGATAGCATTACATAACTCCAGTTGCTTTGAAAATTCCATATATGAGCGCAGAAACGAGGAGAAGTCCTCCCCACTCCCGGCGGGCTTGCATACGGTTGCGGTAGAACTCATCGTTTAACTCCCGATGGTCTCGTCTGAGTTGGTTTATAAGTGATTTGACCTCAGAGACCGCTGCCCTGCCGAACTCTTGTTCCACGTCTCGGTACATCTGGGTCTCTGCATCCCGAATCTGTCGGATGATCCGATACTCGTCTACTGCTTCCATCCACACCATGTCACCACGGCGCATCATCTGTTGTTGCTTGCGCTTCCACGCAACGCGGGCTTTGGCTTCCTCGTCTAAGAAGGTGTTGACCTCCCTAGCGGTTTCCTTGATCTCGCGCCCGACTTTGACTGCTTCTTTTATACCACCTAGTGCAGCCCGTGTTGTTTCAATCGGGTCGCTCATTATCTACTCTCCCGTAACTGATTCTCCTCTGAAATACGCTACACCGTCGATGACTTCGCACAACTCAGGCGGTAGCATTTTTCCGTTTTTAAATGTCAGCACAGCAAAACCCGAACACCAGTTTACCGGGTTGCCCTCTGTGTAGACGAACTGTTCTCCGTATGGTTCTGCAAGGGTTCCCGTATCTACACCGTATCTACGACCGTTGTAGTCCGAGTAAGGCGTGACTTGCAGTTTGTGTAAGTGTCCGGTTACCAATGTCTTACCGGCCTTCAGCGCATTGTTATACGTTGCGTGGATTCCCCCATGCCACCTATGTTTTACGATCACATCGCCGTTGATGTCTACTCGCCACCCCGTGTGCCAGCCGGGGAAGTAGGAGAAGAGGTCTGGGAAGTCTGAGAGTTCAGTAGCGTTGATAGCAATATAACGGTGCAGCCGGACATCGTGATTACCAAAAGTCCAGAAGCAACGAGCGTTCTTACTAGCGTTCCTGATCTCATCTAGTCGGTCCTGACAGGCTTCGATCTCTTGCTTTGGTGTGGGAGGGTTGGTTCCCATCAGAGGCTCGTGGCGACTGATTCTAGAGCCGTCAAAGACATCGCCGTTAAGGATGGTAGTGGTGGGTTTAAATTCCTTTAGGAGCGCCACAAATGCCTTGTGTGCAACCGTGACCTCTCCGGGCCAGTAGTGACAGTCGGACGCTATAAAGACATGGCCGGTGTCAACCTGATGCTCGATGATTCGTTTGTTCTCAGGGATGATAGTTTTGACAACCGAGTCCTGCTTGGCGTTAAAACTTGGAAGGCTTATCCCTAATCGTCTTTGGATGGTGTCGCGCCTCTTGTAGACATTTGTAACATCCATGTCTAGTTCTTTAGCAACCCCTGATGGACTGCCAAGACGTTTGAGGGCTTCTATTATTGCTTCATCCGATATTTTTTTTCCTGCCACGAACTCCTCCTAGCCGCATTTCGTCTACGGGTTCATGCGAACTGGTGTCGTACAGACAAGCGAGTTTTACGGCCTCTGCCGGAGATAATCCTAAATGCATCCCGGCAATGGCATAGCCCGCCCCAGTTCCTATGGCCCACGCGTCGTTCTTGATGCGAGCAGGGATAATGGTCCCCTCGTAAATCCAGAGGCCATTATCTTTGCCGTCAAACCGTAACTCAAGAACGGTCACATCCATATCGGAGTCCAGTTCCCCACCGGACTCCAAAACCTGTAACATTTTCAAGCATTTATCCCAATCTCCGCAAGCCCCGTATATAGAGTTCTTGCCAAGTCTCAGTTTTTGCACGAGGTAGAAGGAATCATCGCCGCTGACCATCGAATCTGCGGCAATTTCTCCCGTAGATGCGCGAGCAGCGATGGTGGTCATTTCTTACGCTTTAGCCAGCTTTGAACAGTTTTGGTCTCGTAGATACGAAAGCTAGTCCAAACAATCGTAAAAAGTGCTGCAATGGCCGGAAGTATGTCGGCGAGAGTTCCGATGACGGTTGCGACAGACAGGGCGTCTACGGCGTGTTTAGTGGCTTCTGTGGTCATTTATCGCACCATCGGAACATAGTCAGGATCATGTGGCAGGTCGATATTAGGAAATCCTGCCTGGGAAGGAAAATCCCGCAATGCCTGTCTGTAAGATGCCCACTCTGCTGACATAGGTACTCCGGTTTCTGCCGCACGAATAGCACGCCAGTCTGATGCTTTCAGAGCACTATCACGAGCAGCACGTTTCTGAGCCGCTAAAGATGCGGTATCAGCGGCAATCTCTTCTGCGGTCTTAGATGCTACTTCTACCGTGAAAACAAAGTCACCTTCTACATACGGCGCACAAGCAACTAACTTCTGTGTGCTTCTGTTGTGGTCTTTGAATAACGATACTTTCTTAGCAGATAGTTCTGCCAATACTACATCGTTAGGACCAGATGCAGGAAAAGATGTGTTAGGAAATACGGTTCTGTAATCACCAACTGCGGTGACTTGTCCGTTAGTTACGATTGCAACTTGCATAATTACTCCTTATTGATCTGCAAACGCCTTAGAAGGCACAGTAAAGTTAGCGGTGTATCTAGCAACGCCTTTGGTGACTCTAAATTCATCGAGAAAACAATTTAATAAAACACCACTACTGTTGTCTCCTACGACTACAGTTGTTTGATTTGTAAATCCAACAGCAGTTGTAGATGTATCGGTAACGGTTTGTTTTGTTCCGTCAATAAATAACATCATTGTCCCGCCAGATCTAACTGCTGCCAAATGCACCCATGAACCTGTAGATGGTGCGGAATTTGAATAAACTTGATCAAAAGCGCCACCTGCGCCGTAAATTGTAAACTCCCATTTTCCCGAAGCAGATCCAGCCGCACCTATTCTTAAAATCCAATCACCACTATTTCCAGCGTAATTACTATTACAAATAATTGTTCCGTTATTTGATACTGAATTTAGATACACCCATGTTTCTACAGTAAAATCTCCTGTTCCAAAAGACCAATTTACTCCAGCCGGAACAACAAGATAATCGCCATTACCATCAAACTCCAGCGACCCAGTACCAAACTTCTTTGTACCAGTATCAATCTGTGCGTTACCGACAGTCTCTAATACGTTCTTGCCTGTTTGGTCGATGATGCCAGCGTTGGTGAAGTTGCAGAGGAATCTGGTATTGGCATCGCTAGTAAACGGTGTGGTCGGAACAGTGGTTACCGTACGCACGGTATTGGAAATGCGTACTGATGCAATATAACCATTCCATACGGCATTGTTCCAATCTGTTCCAATTGCAAGCGTAGTATTTTGTGCGTTATTAGTATTTGATACTGTGCCTTGAGACACGCCATTTACATAACCTTCAACAGTAGATCCGTTATAAGTCATTGCAACATAGTTCCACTGACCTAATACTGGTGTTCCTGCATTTACAACATTGCCTCCAATTTGGAACCACCATTTACTGCTTTCAATACTCATTGCTACACGGCCAGAATCTCCTGATGATCCTTGGGCAACAATGTTTTTATTTGTCGAAATTGCTTGTGTCGTATAAACCCAAGCCTCAATTGTGAACGAACCAGTTGGAATAATTTGTGATGTGCTAGTGCTTAAATAATCCCCAGAGCCATCAAAGTACCCACTACCACCATTCGTGCCTGCGGAGTAAGCATCGGTGGGGGCAAAAGGGCTGAAGGCTTGGACGCTGGTGTTGCCTGTAGTAGTAAGCGTTAATGGGCTTGCACTATTGTCAACGAAGCGATTCGACTGGCACGTTAAAACAATTGTATTGGAATCGGAAGCAAACGCTGTTGTTGGGACACTTGTACTACGATTAGTAGTTGATGCCCTAAAATTGCTTATATAACCTTGTGTCCATTGGCTAGAATTAGCGGTACCAGATTCTTCAGCCGCACCAATTGTCATGCGTTGAAGATCAATAGTTCCGCTAGTAGAAAAAGTAGTGCTAATTAAATTTCCATTTAAGTACCAACCACCAGTTCCACTACTACGGGTAAATTGAAAAAAATTCCAAGTGTTATAAGCAAATGTTGTTGTTCTTGTTGTTCCATCAGCATTTAAATACATCGTTGTGCCATCGTAATAGGCATACAACCGAGCGCTACTATTACCAAAATTATCAAATAAAAACGGATTGGCTGAAGGTTCTCCGGTTATGTAACACCAAAATTCAACCGCACAATTTCCAGACCCAAGAGAAATGCTTGAATTTGGCAAAGAAATATAATCACCACTACCATCAAAATAGTTACTCCACCCCGTCTGGCTAAACGGACTGAACGTACCCTGCGTGGTGTTGCCGTTGCGGGTGATGGTGAAGGCATTGGTGCTAGAGTCGGTGAATGTATTATTCTGCGCTCCGTTTGTGCCATCGCCATGCAATAGCAATACGGTGTTATTAAAATTGCTATCGGTTTCTTTAGCAGATAAAGACGCAGCAAGTGCTTTTTTATTAAGCATGGTTATTCC